ATGTCCTTGTCCTCAGGACTCTGTGAGGCTGGCTCGACTCGCCAGTCCACCTGACGGATCAGACGGTCAATGGCAAAGAGCAGACCACCAATGATCGGATCGTTATCCGCCATCTCGCGGTAGATCTGGACGGCCTTGCGACCCTTGAGAGCAGGTAGAAACTCTTCGTTCAGATATCCAGTGGTGCGCTTCAGACCCGTCGCACCGAGTTCCATCATCGGTGAAGTCTTCTGCTGCACCACCCCTGCGAGGTCTAGTTCCGCCAGAAGGTCATCAGCCATACGGCCAGTATAGGGACACGATCTACTCAGACAAGGAAGTTGTACTGCGAGTCTGGTTCTTCAGAAACTCTAACAACGTCACCTTGTGCTTCAGCGACTGTGGAGTCATCATCCATCTTGTATGCGAAGTGCTTCTCGTAGCGGTGAGGTTCACCAGTCTTGGGGATGACAATTGGATCTCCTACTCCAGTTCCCCACTTCTTTCCTAGATTCCAAGCCAGAGCCATAGACGAAACAGTGTCTGGAAGGTGATAGTCCTTGCTTGTCTCATAGAGGTCTCCAGTACGACAGTACTTCATCTCAATGTAGGCACTCTGGACCTTGGGATGCTTGAAGAGTCCCCTCTCCACCGCAGCCACGTACTCGGTGAGCATGTTTGATCTCTTCTCACCAGTCATCACGAACTTTCGAGCGCGGACATCCACGTAGTCATTGACTGCGTTACCAACTCCAGTGGCGTCATGGATGGCCTCCGCGCTGTAGTCATTGATGGCCTTGTTGAACCACCCAATCATCTGAGGATACGGACGACGATTGACCCGCATGTAGTAGACCAACTTGTATGGGAAGACATCCATCCGCATCACTGTGATGACGGTGTAGTCCTTGTCCTTGCCCCAGTCTGCTGCGGCGATGTAGATACCGTTGTGGATCGGCTTCTCGAAGACGTACTCCTCGAAATCCTTTGAGACACTCTCTTCGATGGGTGTGAACGGGAGACTCCATGTGTCTTCGACTGCGAGGTAGTCAAATGCACGGTTGCCAATAGCAGGCTCGCCCAAGTCATACTCGGTTCTCCACATCTCTACGGGAATCTCTTCCCGCTTCATCCTGATTGTCTCCTTGGACAACCATCCATCGATCTCGTTCGATGTGCACTCGTAGCACCACTGGACGGTAGGGCGCTTCTTTGCCTCCCAGCGCCTCTTCATCTCAGTGAAGGTGCCCTCAGGGTTCTGCCAAGTACTACAGAGGACGGTGTAGGGCTGGATGATCTCCCCCAGCCAGTTCTTCTGGGGCATCGGCTGACCGAGAGCAGCGTCGAGGATCTCCTGATCCATCTCATCGATCTCATCTAGAAGCAGTGTCTGAGGGTGAGGACCACGGACTGTTTTCTGTGAGGCAGTGAGAGGACGGATCTTCGCGAGATTCGTCAACTTGATCTGTGTATTCGCTTCCTTGTCAATCATGTACCGAGGAGCGTTCTTGTAGTCCAGAGCAGCGCGCATGTGCTCGTGGATGTTGGTTGACTGTGCAAGAGATCCACCGAGAAGGTTGACATCAGAACCACGGAAGAACGCCTTGGTGATCCCCAAGATGGAGAGCATGAACGACTTCCCAGACAGTCCACGACTACCATGCCAGAGGGTGATGGACTCACCGCGATTGAAGTAGGCATCTGCGAACGCCTTGAATGGTGCAGTGTGCTCAGGATTCCCACATGTGTACATGGGAATCGTCACTCCCCATACAGCCCTAACGAGTTGATACAACTCCATATCGGTCTGCGGAGGGCGCTCCAGCATGATGTTGGCCACGAGGCTAGACTACAGCCATGCCAATCTATGGTCCTCGGATGCAAGTCCTTGATCTCAAGACGGACAAGTGCGTCGAGTGGCCGGGTGCGAAGAGGTCAGGATATGGCCTGAAGAAGGTCGGTGACTCGACCATGAGCGCTCATCGGTATGTCTGGGAGCAGATTCATGGGCCTATCCCCAAGGGGAAGCAACTCGACCATATGTGCCGAAATAGGGCGTGTGTGAATCCCCGGCACCTTGAATTGGTGGATCCTGCTGATAACAAGTTGCGCGCGTGGGCTGCCACTCTTCCAGACAACTACAAGAAGTTGTTCGGTGGAAAGAATGGTAAGTACAAGGCACCTAGTTAAACGTCAGAGATGGTGAACGCGACAGCGCCATTGTCCAAGACAAATCTGGTTCCAGCAGCAACGTAGATATCTGAGCCCGTTGCCTTGTACGCAACGATATCTCCACCACTCAACGCTGTGCACACACCAATGAACCTGATTGGTAGGTTGGGAAGATCTGTCCACCAGATACTTCCAGCAGTGTTGCTGATCGCGACACTCTTCGTTGAAGATGTAGTGAATCCTGTTGCCTTGCGAACGTATCCACCGCCAACGAATTCCTGAGTGAACAGACCAGAAGCAGTTGGATCTCCAGTGAAGAGCGCAATGAAACGCGGAGCAGAGAACATCGTGTTCAGGGCGTTGTTCCCATAGGTGTTCGTGATTGGCATCAGAAACCCTCTTCCTGCTTCCACATGCGCCCGATGAAGTAGACCTGCTCCGTGTGCTTGGCATAGATGGCACAGAGCAACTTGGTCTTCGTCAGGTTGTTTCCCCTGCCTTGAGGATCAATCCTCTGGTTCGACAAATCTCCACCGATGTTGTCGTAGGACCAGTTTGACTCATCCAGCAACTTTCCAGTTGGATTTCCACCTTCAGACTTCCGTCCGGGCGAGTATCCCGCAGGCTGACTGAAGTTTCCCCAGCCAACGATCATCTGCTGCGGAGGAGGATAGGTAGTCCCAGTTAGGTCAGTTCCGTCAGGAGCAGTACGCTCCCACATCTTGTCGTTGGCGAATGGAGAGTAGATCTCAGTCTCTGCTACACCTGACATTGCTCGTGGAATGTATGAGTTCCACGCGAGATTGCCTTCATCGACATCATCAGATTCTGGTGAGGTATCAACAATGTCAGAATCAAGCATGTTGACATCATGGATCGACACATGGAATGGGATGTCAACGACTTCGCCATCTTCATTCACGCAGACAAACTGAGTCAGTCTGATCGTTCCCTTGGATGACGTGAGGAACGAACAAGTGCTCCACCTTGCGCGCGAGTCTTCAGCGTTTGCGTTGACTGGTACGTAGTACTGTCCAAATCCACTCGGTGGATGTGTTGTCGTCCACTCAGTCCACGGGAAGCGAATGTTCTTCGGCATCTCAAGGAAGAACTCGACGGCATCAGTCTTGACCATTCCAGATCCGGCTGTATAGTCCCACGGAGCCAATTGATCCTCAACGATTCCAGTACGCCGTCCAACCTGTAGCAACTTCGCAGGAGTCAAAGGATCTCGAATCTTCGAAGTGACCTCCTCCAAAGACAGAAGATCTCGGAACTTCGAGTCAACGCTAAGAGTGACAGTTCCTTCATCGGGACTGCACTTGACCTGTGCGATGTGCAGGTTGAGCGTCTGAAGTCCACCGTAGTTCTTCACTTGGACGCACATACCCGGTCTGATCGTCCACTTGTTGATACCGGGATCAACCTTCAGTTCGATGTCGCCAACCCAGCCCGGATCGTAGTCCCTCTTGAGCATCTTCTCGCCAGCGATGATTGCCTGATCAAGACCAATGCCGGATCCAAAGGTGATCATCGTTTCGCCAGAGATGGTTCCCGCTGACCTGTTGGGATTATTCTCGAACGGATAGTGATTCGCTAAAGATGCAATAGGAAGATAGACAGTTTCGGTTCCATCAGGAGAGATGGATGTGTTGGACCACTTTGATCCGTCTGGGCCAGTTCCGGTACCGTAGTAGATGGAGGACGTTGAGAGCGCGTCTCTAGAGAGACTAGTCATGATTCCTGGCGTTCCCGCATAGTACGAGAAGTCAGGAGCCTTGAACCTGTCTCTGACAGTCAGATAGGGCTGGCGACCTGTTCCCATGAGACATGTCCACTGATTGCCTTCAATGGCACCACATTTGTCAGGCGTGTACATGACTCCAAGGAGTTCTGAGACGAATCCAGTGAGCATCCTGCCCCAGTTGCCAGTGTTACGAGTGGCATAACCGGAGTAGTTCTCTCCTACAGCAACTCCATCGACGGAGAAGTTGTTCATCGTCTCGTTCTGATCGATGGTTCCGTCATAGACCTTCGTCCAACCTGACGGCCAGTGGATATCGGCCTTGGTGAATGACTTCAACTGAGTAGGAGAAGAGTTGAACGCGTTCATGATCAGGAACTCAGCAGCCTGCGGCCTTGGTGGGAAGGTGGGCTTGGAGATGTACCTGTCCACGGCGAACATCGCACCCTGCAACTGAACTGCTGTCCCGTCAGAGGTTGGAGTGTAGGAGTAGGTATGGCCTTCCCAGATCGGGTTGTAGTTGTTCGTAGCAGGATCTGGGACATTGACCCACCATCCCGGCTGTCCAGTCTCAGGATTCAGCGCAGGGATGTCACCAGCGGAGATCTTGTTTGCTGACGCAGGAGCCCAGTAGATATCAATCTGCGTGAACTCCTGACACCACCACACCGCGTCAAGATCGTCTATCTCGGTGATCTGAGGAAAGGTGAGAGAAGCAGTGGCGTCTGAATATGGATCAGAGTAGGTGTACTCGTTGAGGATGAGAGGGACTCCTCGAAAGTACGTGACATCTGTCCTTTCGCGCCCAGTCCTTTGAGCGTATACAAGGTGTACGCCAGCAGAGTTCGCTGTATGTACAGTGCTTGTCCAGTTCCAAGTCATGTGTACTCCTTGAACTGGTACGTGTTGGCCATCTCCTGATAGTAGTTAGTCAACTCTTCGATGGAGAGCGCACGATGGAAGAACGTGACATCCCAGAGACCCATGTGCGATGCGCGATTGTCAGAGATCCTGTTCACACGGCGACCTATGGAGAACTTTGTGCTCCCACCATAGTTGGAGAGCGCTCCAGTCTGATCAAACTTGTACTTGGTATCCATTGTGCCAACGCGTGAACTGTTTCCATTGAAGACGCCATAGAAGAAACGAGGACGAGCCTTCTCCGTGTGCTTAGACTTGATGTTCTTATCGCATGTCTTCAAGTCAGCATTTGGCTGTTGATTGACAGCAATACGAGCCCTTGTCTTCTGAAAGAGCAGAACGTTCCTAGGATTAGTTCCTTCGTTTGGGTAGAAATCCTTGCCTGTCATATTGGCATCGAAAATAGCAGGCTCGGTTCCTGAATCAAGAAGATAGTGACCATATTTTGCTGTTGGATACGAGTTGATGATTCCAACAATTACAACAGTAAATGGCTGAGGCAAAGATGAGCAAGTCATGTAAAGATGATCAACTTGTGTGTAGTTGAACGTCACAGTCCTCTGCTTA